TTTACCTTTATCATAAAGCATAGCTAAATTGTCTATTAATACTTTTGTTTTACCTGTACCCATTTCCATAAAATAGGCAAAGTTTTCTTTGTTCCATGACTTTTCTAAAGCATTCATTTGATGAATGTATGGATTTGTTTTAAATTTATAATTCATAATTTTTCTTCTTTCTATGGGTTGACATATAATCCAGGATGCACTATATGTCAAGGCATAATGTCAGAAAGAAAAGTTTATGTAATACAGCATATTGCTGGAACACAGGCGGGTAACCCTAAAATAAATATTATGGGTGCAGCTGCTTATTCTACATCAGGGAAATTTAATTTTTTATTACCGGAGTTTTCACAAATGATTTTTTCTCCTGGTCCATTAATTTATAAATTAAGACAAGGATTAAAAGATTTTACAAAAGATGATCATTTGTTATTGACAGGTGATCCTGCATTAATAGGTGTTGCATGCTCTATTGTATCTGATATTACAAATGGTAAATACAATTTATTAAAATGGGATAAACAAGAAAGAAAATATTATCCTATTGCTATTAATTTATACGAGAAAGGAGAAATAGATGGCAATTAATTTTGAAGCAGACCAACAAGATGCAATGAAAAAAACAGAGGGTGTGCAATCACTTGCAGATCAAGTTGGAAGATTAGAGATAGTCTTTTCAGAAATAGATGAAGCAGAGTCTAGACTAAAATTATTAAAAAAGAAAAGAGACCACATATCAGGTGAGGTTATACCAACCATGATGTCTGAAATGGGTTTATCAGAATTAAAGTTACAAGATGGATCACATCTTAAAGTAGCTACGTCGTATCGTGCAACCATAACGGAAGCAAACAAAGAGGCGGCGTTTAACTGGCTTCGTAACAATGGACTAGGAGATATTATTAAGAATGAGATCTCGGTGTCTTTTGGTCGTAACGAAGATAACAAGGCAGCAAACTATGCTGAACTTGCGAAGGGTCAAGGGTTCCAACCGACACAAAAGATGAAGGTAGAACCCATGACTCTGAAAGCGTTAGTCCGTGAGCGTATTGAGGCAGGTAAAGACATGCCAACGGAAATCTTCGGGGTATTCTCGGAGAATAAAACTACAATAAAAAGGAACAAGTAACATGAACCAAGTAGCAGAAAAAAAAGAAGGAGCATTAGCAACAAATTTGTTTGAAGCTGATGCAGCACAAGGCGCTCAAAATATATCGCAAGAAGATCTTGCGTTGCCTTTCTTAAAAATTTTGGGCCAACTATCACCAGAGGTTAACAAGCGTGATGGTAAATATGTCGAGGGCGCAGAACCTGGCAAAATAATAAACACTGTTACCAATCAATTATATGACACAATAAATGTTATACCGTGTCACTATAAGAGACAATACATAGAGTGGCAGGACAGAGGTGCCAGTAGTGGTGCACCTGTTGCGATTCACGAGGCAGATAGTGATATCGTTAGCCAAACGACTAGAGGTAAAGATTACAAAGATAGATTACCAAACGGTAACTATCTTGATAATACCGCTAATCATTTTGTATTGATAACAGGATTAAATCCAGAAACTGCATTGATGTCTATGAAGTCTACTCAATTAAAAGTGAGTAGAAAATGGAACTCAATGATGATGGGTTTAAAAATGCAGGGTAAAAACGGTTTATTCACACCGCCTACTTATAGCCACATTTACAAACTATCTACTGTTCAGATGTCTAACGACAAAGGAACATGGTTTGGTTGGGATGTAGCAAAAGTTGGACCAGTTGAAGATGCAGATCTTTATAACATGGCCAAGCAGTTTGCTGCTAGTGTAGGTAAAGGTGAGACTCAAGCTAAGTTTGGCTCCGAAGAGAACGAAACTAAGCAACCATACTAGATCCTAGGTAGTGGGCGTCTAAGCGAGAGTGGATACGCCCACTTTTTTATTATGGTAGAAAGTTTTAAAGAAATATTTACAGGTTTGGAACGTGCCCACGGTGTCACTAAAGTTGGTCACTCAAACGGTGATGGCACTAAAGTACAAGGTAAATCTTTTATAAAAAGAGAACCTGTTACAGATGATCTGTGGCGAAAACATTTACAGGGCACAGACAGTTTAGGTATAATTCCAATCAACGATGACAATCAATGTCGATGGGGTTGTATAGATATAGATTCATACGCAGGTTTTGATCATAAAAAATTAGTTAATAAAACAATTAGTTTACAATTACCGTTGGTAGTATGTAGATCAAAGTCTGGTGGTGCACATGTATTTTTATTTACAGAAAGTTATGTAAGTGCAAAACTTATGCAGGATAGGTTAACACAAATAAAAGCTGTGTTAGGTTATAGTGGTTCAGAAGTTTTTCCAAAACAAACACAATTAAAATCGGAAGATGATACAGGAAACTTTTTAAATTTACCATACTTTAATGGTGATGATACAACAAGATATGCCTTTAATAGTTTAGGTGAAGCTGTTAACTTAAAAGGTTTTGTCGAATTGTATGATCTTAAAAAAGTTACACCACAACAATTAGAAGAATTACAAATTAAAAGACCAGAGACACCATACTCTGATGGTCCACCATGTATAGAACTTATGGCACAAAACAAAGTTGGTGAGGGTGGTAGGAACAATGCATTGTTTCACTACGGTGTGTATGCAAAAAATAAATGGCCAGATAATTGGAAATCAAAAGTAGTTGTGTTTAATGAGACTGCAATGGAAAAACCATTGTCAGATACAGAAGTAGATATAATTACAAAACAACACGATAAGAAAGAATGGGGATACAAATGCAAAGACGAACCTATGTGTAGTCTTTGTGATAAAACTTTATGTAGAAGTAGAAAGTTTGGTATAGGACAAGAGATAATGTTTCCTAATCTAACAGACTTACAGGTCATAGATTTAGAGGATCCATATTATTACATGAATGTAGATGGACAAAGATTAAAACTAGATACTGTAAAACATTTAAGACAGCAAAGTTTGTTTCAAGAATCTTGTATGGTGCAATTAAAATTTAGACCACCAACATTAAAAGAAAAAGATTGGGTAGTAGTAACAAATCAATTATTAAATGGTGCGGAGATAACAGAACCTGCAGAAGGTTTACGTACAGAGGATCAATTACAAAATCATTTAGAAGAGTTTTGTTTAAACAGAATGTCTTCTACAGATAAAACAGATTTACCAAAAGGTGGTGTGTGGACAAACAACGGCTACCATCATTTTGTGTTTGATAGATTTTATCATCAGTTCTTAATGCGTAGGAGATGGGATCTTGGTTATTCTAGAACAGCACAAATGTTAAAAGAAAAATGTAACTGTGAGAACAAACGTGTAGGTAAAGAAAAATTATCTGTGTTTGCAGTCAAAGAGTTTGACAAGAAACAAGAAGAGTATAAACAAAAAGTATTGAAAGAGGAGTCACCATACTAATGAAAACAATTGTATTAGGACCACCAGGAACAGGCAAGACTACTACATTATTGAATAAAGTAGATGATTATTTAAAACAAACAGACCCTGACAAGGTTGGATACTTTGCATTTACGCAGAAAGCTGCATACGAAGCAAGAGACAGAGCAGTTAAAAAATTTAATTTAACAGAGGATGATCTACCATATTTTAGAACACTACACTCTCTAGCATTTAGAAGACTAGGAATTAAAAAAGAAAATGTAATGCAACGTAGACACTACATGGATCTTGGAAAGAAGTTAGGTTTTCCTGTGAACTATGCTGTTTACGAAAGTGATCACTCAGGAATTTTTACATCCGATAGTGAGTATCTTAGAATAATTAATTTAGCAAAACTTAGAAACATAACAGCTGAGCAACAGTTTGATTTAAATGAACACAATCAAGATTTAGAAAGAGACAAGTTACGTATCATTGCAAATGAATTAGAGAGATATAAAAAAGAACATACACTCATAGACTTCAACGATATGATTTTAGAATTTATAAAGTCTGACAAGTCACCAAAGTTTGATGTTGTGTTTATAGATGAAGCACAAGATTTATCTAACATGCAATGGGACATGGCAAAAACTATTTGGAATAAAACAGAAGATTCTTTTATTGCAGGTGATGATGACCAAGCAGTATTTAGATGGGCAGGAG